TGGACGGCCAAGGAGATCGTGCTGCCGACCATCGAAGGCTCCGTGGCTTCCAGCGCCATCATCAAGGTCGCGGGCATCACCGGTCGCATCCGGGGCATGAAGCACAAGCGTGCCGACGGCAAGACCGTCCGCCCGTCGCTGGTGCTGCTGGACGATCCGCAGACCGATGAATCGGCACGCTCCCCGTCGCAGTGCGCCACGCGCGAACAGATCCTCGCCGGCGCGATCCTGGGCCTGGCCGGGCCGGGGCGGAAGATCGCCGGGCTGATGACCCTCACGGTGGTACGCCCCGATGACATGGCCGACCGCATCCTCGACCGCGAGAAGCACCCGCAGTGGCAAGGCGAGCGGACGAAGATGGTGTACGCCTTCCCGACGGCTGAAAAGCTGTGGCAACAGTACGCCCAGCTCCGCGCCGACGGCCAGCGCAATGACCGGGGCGTCGGCGAGGCCACGGATTTCTACCGGCAGAACCAAGCCGACATGGACGCCGGCGCGGCGGTCGCCTGGCCGCAGCGCCACAACCCCGACGAGCTGACAGCCATCCAGCACGCGATGAACCTCAAGCTGGACCAGGGCGACGCGGCGTTCTGGGCCGAATACCAGAACGAGCCGCTGCCCGACGAGGTCGAAGGCGAAACGCTGTCCGCCGACACCATCGCCGCCAAGACCAACGGCATGAAGCGTGCCGAGGTGCCGGTGGGCGTGAACCACCTGACGATGTTCATCGACGTGCAGGGGAACCTGCTGTTCTGGATGCTCTGCGGGTGGGAGGACGACTTCACCGGCTACCTGCTGGATTACGGCGAGTATCCCGATCAGAAGCGCCCGTACTTCACCCTCCGCGACGCCCGCCGCACGCTCATGACCGTCCACAAGGGCACGGGGCAGGAAGGCGTCATCTATGCCGGCCTGTCGGCGCTGACCGCCGAGCGCCTGGCTCGGAAATACCGCCGTGATGACGGCGCGGAGATGGCCATCGAGCGCTGCCTGATCGACGCCAACTGGGGCAACAGCACGGATGTCGTCTACCAGTTCTGCCGGCAAAGCTCGCACAGCGCTATCTTGATGCCCAGCCACGGGCGCTACGTGGGCGCGGCCAGCACCCCGTTCTCCGATTACAAGCCCAAGCGCGGGGACCGCGTGGGCCTCCACTGGCGTGTGCCCGGCGTGCAGGGCAAGCGCTCCGTGCGCTACACGCTGATCGACACGAACTACTGGAAGAGCTTCGTCCACGCCCGGCTGGCCGTGCCCATGGGCGATCCCGGCTGTCTCTCGCTCTTCACCGGCCACGACCACCGTTTGGTTGCCGAGCACCTGACCGCCGAATATCGCGTGAAGACGCAGGGCCGGGGGCGCGAACTCGATGAATGGAAACTCCGCACGCCCGGCACCGACAACCACTGGCTCGACTGCCTGGTCGGCAGCGCCGTGGCGGCGTCCATGCAGGGCGCGGTCCTCTTCGGCACCGACGCCCGCCGCGAGGCCAATCGTCCGCGTCTGAAACTCTCGGCGATCCAGGGGAGGCGGCGATGAAGACTCCCAGCCCCAAGCCGACCGATCCGCCCCGCGGGCTGGTCTGTCCGCGCTGCGAATGTCGGCATTTTGAGGTGGTGAAGATCTCCCACGCCGTCGGATACGTGCGCCGCCGGCGCGCCTGCCGCCACTGCGGACATCGCGTCACCACCTCAGAACGCATCGTCGGCGGCGGTTCTCCGCGCCCCAAGGGTCTGCCGGTAGACCCTATCTGATTCCACGCAACACGAGAGCAGCCACGGCACCCCAGGAACCTGTCCTGTAAGGGTGATGGCAACGCTCGCACATAGCACGACCACCGACTGGCCGCCGGGCCTCACGGCTTCGGCGATCCGTCATTGCCCGGTTTCCCTGCGCGACGACGCGCTGCAGGCGGCGTGGCTGGCGCTCGCCGAGGGGCGCAAGCCGGATTCCGCCGTTCGCGCCCTGGTGCGCCACGAGCAGAAGCATGTGGCGCGCAAGCCCAACTTCGACCTGTACCCCGTGGCGCAGGTCCGCAAGCGATTTTGATGAGGAACCGATGGCAGACGACCTGGAACAGAACATCCGCGACAACGCCGCCGGTCCCAAGCGCGCCAAGGGCGACAGCGCCGAGATGGAGCAGCACGCGCTACCCGACCAGATCGCGGCCGACCGCTACCTCCAAGGAAAGAAGGCGACCCGCGCCAAGGGGCTCGGGATTGCCATGAAGAAGCTCGTGCCCCCCGGAACAGACTGAATGCTGAGTTGGTTGAAGAATCTCGCCTCACCCGCACGTCCCGCCCATCAGGCTACGCGCCCGGCCGGCCTGCGGATCGTGCGCGCCGGGACGGGACGGGCCATGACGGGACGCTACGACGCGGCCGTCACCAACGACGAGAACCGCCGCCACTGGGCCAATGCCGACGGGCTGTCGCCCAACGCGGCGATCAATTCCGAGGTGCGACGCATCCTCCGCAACCGCGCCCGCTACGAGGTCGCCAACAACTCCTACGCGCGCGGCATCGTGCTGACGCTGGCCAACGACGTGATCGGCACCGGCCCGCGCCTCCAGATGCTGACCCAAGACCCCACGGCCAATCGGACCATAGAACAGGCATTCGCCGAATGGTCGGATGCCGTGGGCTTTGCGCCCAAGCTGCGGACGATGCGGATGGCGCGGGCCGATTCCGGCGAGGGCTTCGCGGTTCTCACCAACAACGTCGGCATCGACGCGCCCGTGCAACTCGACCTGCGGCTGGTCGAGGCCGACCAGGTCACCACGCCGCTGTTCGATCCGCTGGCCCCCCAGCCGGTGGACGGGATCGTCTTCGACCGCCTGGGCAACCCTGTCGAGTACCACGTCCTGCGCCGTCATCCCGGCGACAGCATCTTCTTCGCCGGCAGCGGCATGGAGTTCGACCGCCTTCCGGCGCGCGCCGTCATCCACTATTTCCGTGCAGATCGGCCGGGCCAGTCGCGCGGCGTACCTGACATCACCCCGGCGCTGCCGCTGTTCGCGCAGCTCCGCAGGTACACGTTGGCGGTGATTGCCGCCGCCGAGACCGCTGCCGATTTTGCGGCCGTCCTCTATACCGACGCCCCGGCCAACGGGGAGGCCGACCCGGTCGAGCCGATGGACCTGGTGGACCTCGAGCGCCGCATGGCCACGGTGTTGCCAGGCGGTTGGAAGCTCGGACAGATCACCGCCGAGCAGCCCGCGACCACCTATGGGGAGTTCAAGAAGGAAATCCTCAACGAGATTGCCCGCTGCTTGAACATGCCGTTCAACGTCGCGGCCGGGAATTCGTCGGGCTACAACTACGCCTCCGGTCGTCTCGACCACCAGACCTACTTCAAGAGCCTGCGCGTTGACCAGGCGCACATCGAGACGGTCATTCTCGACCGCGTCCTGTCGGCGTGGCTGAATGAGGCGGTCCTCGTCGAGGGCCTGCTCCCGCAATCCCCCCGCGCCGTGGACGCCGCCTTCCCGCACCAATGGTTCTGGGACGGGCAGGAACACGTCGATCCCGCCAAGGAAGCGTCGGCGCAGGCCACACGACTCCAGAACAACACGACCACGCTCGCCTTCGAGTTCGCCCGCCAGGGGCGCGACTGGGATTCCGAGCTGCGCCAGCGGGCCAAGGAACTGGCACTGATGAAGAAACTGGGCCTGCCCACGGCCAGCGCCACCCCCAACGGCGCGTCGCCCCAGCAGCAGCCCCAAGAACAGGAGACAGAAGATGGCCAGCCCATCACCGAAGACTGACCCCCGCGCCGGCGAAGGCCCGCGCGAGTTCCAGATCGTCGCCGCCGCCGGCGATTTGCAGTGGATCGACGCTGCGACGGCCGAGGGCCAGAGCGCCAAGCCGCGCCGGTTCCAGATGACCGCCTACACCGGCGGCCCCATGCAGTTGGCCGGTTGGCGCTACCCCGTCGTGGTCGACTTGGCCGGATTGCAGGCCTCGGCCAAGCCCAAGGTCTTCCTCGAACACGACCGTGCGGCGCGCGTCGGGCACATCGACCAGGTGCAACAGAGCGAGAACACTCTCGGCGTCACCGGCGTGGTGTCCGCGTCAGGCAAGGCCGCGCAGGAAGTGCTGGCAGACGCCGCCAACGGTTTCCCCTGGCAGGCCTCGATCGGTGCCCGCGCTACGGAGGTCGAATGGGTGCCCGAGGGACACAGCGCCAAGGTGAACGGAAAGGTGTTTCAAGGCCCCGTGAACATCGCCCGTAAGGCGGTGCTGGGTGAAGTGAGTTTCGTGGCGCTGGGCGCGGACGACAACACGTCCGCCGCCATCGCCGCCACGGTTTCCCAAGCCAATAAGGAGCAGATCATGTCTCAGACGACCGATTCCCCTGTGACCGTGTCCGCCGCCGAGCCGGTGGTCCAGCCGCCCGAGGCCATCCGCGCCCAGGCAGCCGCCGAGATGAAGCGCATCGCCGCCATCCAGAAGATCTGCGGCCCCAAGCACGGCGAGATCGCCGCCAAGGCGGTCGAGGAGAACTGGGACGCCACGCGCACTGAATTGGAAGTGCTGCGCGCCGACCGGCCCGCAGCGCCGGCCGCGCAGATTCCCGACCACACCGTGACCGACGATATTCTGCTGGCGGCGGCGTGCCAGGCCTCCTGCTTGCCCGGCCATGAAAAGCAGTTCGAGGCCCGCACGCTGGACGCGGCGCACAAGGTGTTCCGTGGGCGATTGGGGCTGCAACGCCTGCTCATGGAAGGGGCGTGGGCCAATGGCTACGGCGGTCGCACGTTCGACGATGACCGCGACGGCGCGCTCCGCGCCGCGTTCAGCACCTTCCGGCTGCCGGGCATCCTGCAGAACATCGCCAACAAGTTCCTGCTCGCCGGGTTCATGAGCGTCGAGAGCGCCTGGCAGCAGATCGCCGCGACCCGCCCGGTGCGCGACTTCAAGACGGTCACCAGCTACCGCATGACCGGCGCGTTCGAGTACGACGAGGTCGGCCCGGACGGGGAACTCAAACACGGGCAGGTGGACGAGGAAAGCTTCACCAACCAGGCCAAGACCTACGGCAAGATGTTCTCCGTCACCCGGACGGACCTGATCAACGACGACCTGGGCGCGCTGACCAGCCTCCCGCAGCGGATCGGCCGGGGCGGGGCGCTCAAGCTCAACAAGGTCTTCTGGGGCACGTTCCTGAACAACGCCGCGTTCTTCACCCTGGCCAGGACCAACTACCTGGGCGGCGCGGATACAGCGCTGTCCGTCAACGGTCTGACCACGATGGAGGCGATGTTCCTCAGCCAGGTCGACGCGGACGGCAATCCACTGGCTCTTTCGCCACGCACACTGCTGGTGCCTCCGTCGCTGAAGGTCGCCGCCGAACTGCTGATGAGCAGCCTGAGGGTCAACGAGACCACCGACACCAACAAACCCAAACCCAGCGATAACCCGCACGCGGGCAAGTTCGGGGTGGTCACCAGCGCCTACCTCGGCAATGCGTTTGGGCCTGGTATGCCCGGATCGAGCGCGAAAGCATGGTATCTGCTGGCCGATCCCAATGACATATCGGTGATCGAGGTCGCATTCCTCAATGGGCAGCAGACACCGACGGTGGAACGCGCCGACGCCGACTTCAACGTGCTGGGCATCCAGTTCCGGGGTTACTTTGATTTTGGTGTCGCACTGCAGGACTACCGAGCCGGCGTAAAGGCCAAGGGCGAGGCGTAAGCCTCGTCCCTTTTATGGGAACTATTCAGACCAAGGAGTATCATATATGCCAACGGCAACATTCATTCATGATGGCAACAGCATCGATTACACGCCCGGCTCCACCATCGCCGCCGGGGATGTGGTGGTGCAGGGGGACCTGGTGGGGGTGGCCAAACGCGACATTCCCGCCAATGTCTTGGGCGCTTTGGCGGTGACGGGCGTCTTTGATGTTCTGAAGCTGCAAGGACCGGGCATTACTTTCGATCTCGGCCAGTTGGTCTACTGGGATGCGGGACAGAAGAAGGCAACCCCTTCCGGAGCACCCAACAAGCTCATGGGCAAGGCGGTCAGGGGAGCCGGCATGGGGGATACAACCGTTCGCATTCGACTCAACCCGTAAAGCCATGCCCGACCTGCTCGAACGATCCTCGGACTGGCTGGAAGACCAGCGCATCAAACACATGACGCGCCCGGTCGTCTATCAACGCGGGGCCGAGTCGGCTGACATCGCGGCCTCCATCGGCCAGACGGTCTTCCAGATCGACGACGGCGCGGGCGCGATGTTGCGCACCGAGAGCCGGGATTACCTGGTCGCGGCGGCCGACCTGGTGCTGGGCGGTTCGGCAGCGCTCCCGCAGCGCGGCGACTACATCCGCGAGATGCAGGGCGCGCAGGTGTTCATCTACGAAGTGATGGCACCGGGCGATGAGCCGCATTGGCGCTACAGCGATCCCTATCGGCGCACGCTGCGGATTCACACCCGGCAAACGGATGTGGAGGCCTTGCCATGAGCCTGATCACCGCCATCGCCGACGCCGTCGTCACCGACCTCAATGGCGCTGCCGCCGGCACGTTCGCTCAGACGTTCACCGCTGCGCGGCACTACCGCCCGCAGTTCGACCTGGCGGAGCTCAAGACGCTGCGCGTGTCGGTTGTGCCCAAGGGGATCGCGATCACAGGCCTGATGCGCAGCGCCAACCAGCACGATGTCAGCGTGGACGTGGCGGTGCAGAAGAAGGTCACCCCGCCCCCGGAAGGCGCGGCCGAACTCGATGGGCTAATGACGCTGGTCGAGCAGATCGCCGACTATCTGCGCCTGCGGCGGCTTACGGCCCTTCCGGGGGCGCTGTGGACGAAGACCGACAACGTGCCGGTCTATTCCCCCGATCACCTGGAGACCAAGCAGGTGTTCACGAGCGTCCTGACGTTCACATTCCGCGTGGTGAGGTAAGTCATGGTCAAGGCCAAGGCGAAAACCAAGTTCGACGGCAAGAAAGTGATGAACGTCGCCAAGCGCGCGAGCATCACCAACCTTGGCCACGCCGGGGCGGCGATCCGCCTTACAGCCCGCCACTCAATCCGCAAGGCCAAAGGACCGTCCACCCCGGGCACGCCCCCGCACACGCGCAAGGGGCGCATCCGCAACGCCATCAAGTACGCCGTCACCTCCGGCAAGCAGTCGGTGGTGATCGGGCCGGACTACGCCGTCGCCGCCGATTCAGGCGCGGCCCACGAGTTCGGCGGGCGCTATCGCCGTGAGAATTATGACCGCAGGCCGTTCATGGGGCCGGCGTTGGAGAAAGTCAAAGACCGCCTGCCCCCCATGTGGGCCGGCTCGGTGAAATAAGGAGATCGACCATGTCCGTCAAACTCGGCCTGGACGCCAAACTGTACTTCTGTGCGGCCGGCATCGGCGGCTCGCCCACATGGACGGAGCTGACCAACGTCAAGAACGTCACGCTCTCGCTGCAGAAAGGCGAGGCCGACGTGACGACGCGTGCCAACAACGGGTGGAAGGCCACGGCGGGCACGCTCAAGGAAGGCAGCATCGAGTTCGAGATGGTCTGGGACACGGCCGACGCCGGGTTCACCGCCATCAAGAACGCCTACTTCGACAACACGCTCATTGGCCTGGCGGCGATGGACGGCGGGGTCGCTGTCAGCGGCAGCCAGGGGTTGTGGGCCGATTGCATGATCACCGACTTCTCGCGCGACGAGCCGCTGGAGGATGCGATCAGCGTGAAGGTGACGGCGAAGCCGACCTACTCGGCCAACGCGCCTATCTGGAAGACCGTCGGCCCGTAACCGGAAACGGAGTAACCCATGAAGACCTTTTGTGACAACGCCGGACGCACCTGGACCGTGCAGGTCAACGTGGACGCCATCAAGCGCGTCCGCGACCTGGCGCAGGTGAACCTGCTGGAGGTGGTCGAGGGGAAGCTGCTGGAGCGGCTGATCTCCGATCCCGTCCTGCTCTGCGACGTGATCTACAGCCTCTGCAAGCCGGAAACGGACGCCAAGAACATCAGCGACGTGGACTTCGGCAAGGCGATGGGCGGCGATGCCATCGACGGCGGGACGACCGCGCTGCTGGAGGAACTGGTCGATTTTTTCCCGCAGGCCAAGCGCCGGGTGCTCGCCAAGGCGCTGGCCAAACTGCGGAAGCTCGAGACGGCGGCGCTGGCGGCGGTGGAGACGCGGCTGGACTCCCCCGAACTGGAAAGGCAGATGGCTCAGCGGCTCGCGCAGCTGGAGAACTCGTCTGGCAGTGCGCCGGAATCCTCGGCGTCCACCCCGGCCGCTTCACCCTGAGGCAACTGGTCGCGATGGCAGAAGCCCGCCAGCAGGACGGCTGGAACCATACGGCTGCCGTGCTGGCGATGCTTGCCAACGTCAACCGCGACCCCAAGAAGAGCCGAGCGTACAAGCCCGCCGACTTCCATCCGATCCAAGTCGCCAAGCGGACAGCGGCCCCGCCCCTCAAGGGTGACATCGGAATGCTCAAGAGAGTCTTCGTTGATCGCGACGAGAGGTGACATGAGTCGAACGCAGTTCCATCTTTTCCTGCACACGCCGGTCGGAGGATAGCTATGGCCAATGCACGTGGCATCCGGGCCGGCGCGGCCTACATTGAGTTGTTCATCAACGACTCGAAGCTCGTCCGTGGGCTGGAGAAAGCCAGCAAGAAGCTCAAAGCCTTCGGCGACGCCATCACCGGCTGGGGTCAGAAGATGGCCGCCATCGGCGCGGCCATCACCGCGCCATTGGTGGGCAGCGCCAAAGCCTTCAGTGAGATGGGCGACCGGATCGCCAAGGCCTCGGCGCGCACGGGCATCTCCGTCGAAACGCTCTCCGAACTCGCCTACGCCGCCGATCTGTCCGGGGCCAGCCTCGAAACCCTCGAAGGCTCGGTGCGGAAGATGCAGAAGGCGATTGTCGCCGCCGCCGAAGGATCAGAAAGCGCCACCGACGCTCTGGCCAAACTGGGCCTGACCGTGGACGACCTGCGCGGCCTCTCGCCGGATCAGCAGTTCAAGCTGATCGCCGACCGCCTGTCGCAGATCAAGAGCCCGGCGCTGCGGGCGGCGCTGGCGATGGAACTGTTCGGCAAGTCCGGCACGCAGCTCCTGCCGCTCATGGCCGACGGGGCCAAGGGGATCGAAGCGCTGCAGCAGCAGGCCCGCGACCTGGGTCTGACGATGTCCACCGAGGATGCCAAGGCCGCCGAAGCCCTCAACGACACCTTCGACACGCTCTGGAAGGTGCTCAAGCAAGGCGTCTTCATCATCGGCTCGGCGCTGGCCCCCACACTCAAGAGCGTCTGCGAGTGGATCATCAACACCGTTGTCACCACCACGGCGTGGATCAAACAGAACAAGGACCTGGTGGTGACCATCTTCAAGGTCGCCGCCGGGATTCTCGCTGGCGGGCTGGCATTGATGGCGCTGGGCTACGCGATCACCACCGTGGGCACGATCCTTGGGGCGCTGGCGGCGATCATCGCCGGCGTGGGCACGGCCCTGGGCGTGTTGGGTTCGATCATCGCCTGGCTGGTTTCGCCCATCGGCCTGGCCGTCGCCGCCATCGCGGCGCTGGGCGCATACCTTATATATGTGTCTGGCGCGGGCGGTCAGGCCCTTTCGTGGCTGGGGGACCGCTTTGCCGACCTTTCCGACTTCGCCTCCGAATCGTTCCAAGGCATCTCTGACGCCCTCATGGCCGGCGACATCGCCCTCGCTGCGAAGATCCTCTGGCTGTCGCTCAAGGTGCTGTGGCAGAAAGGCGTGCTGGAACTCACACGCCTGTGGGAGGGGCTCAAGTCCGGGGCCATGAAGATCGTCTACGGCATGTGGTACGGCGTGCAGGCGGCATGGGAAATCGGCGTGGCCTCCGTCGCCGAGGTGATGCTCAAGCTTTATTACGGCGTGCTGGACGTGTGGGAACGCCTGTCCACCGGGGTGATGAACGTCTGGGACGGCGCGGTCAACTGGGTTGCCAAGCGGATCGTGGACCTGTGGGGCCTGGTAGACGACACGCTCGACACCGACGCGGTGAAGAAGGGCTTGGACGAGGACGCCCAGCAGCGCATCGGCCAGCGCAACAAGGAGAAGGACCAGAACGTCCAGCAGATCGCCGGTGAGCGTGACGAGGCGCTCAAGCAATTGCAGCAGGAGCACGAGCAGAACCTGGCCCGCATCGGGCCGGCGTCCATTGACGCCGAGAACCAACTCGACTCCGAAGCGCAAAAGAAGATCGACGCGGCCCAGGCCGAACTGGAGGCCGCGAAGAAGGAGTGGAAGGACGCCATCGGCGAAGCCAAGGAGAAGCGGCAGATGAAGGATGCCGAGGGGCCGGATCACCTCAAAGCGCCGCCAGACATCGGCGACTACCTCGAAGGGCTGGGGCCGACCATCGAGCAAGCCAAGCAAAAGACCATCGGCGTGGCCGGCACGTTCAATGCGATGGAAGCGCGCGGGTTGGCCGGTGGTCCCGTCGCTGACCGCATCGCCAAAGCCACGGAGGAGACTGCCAAGAACACCAAGAAGCTCCTGAACAAACAGGCCGCCGACGAGGCCACGTTCGATTGACCCCCCGGAGGTGCATGACCGATGCCCGTGACCGTGCTGGAAAAGTTCGAGAGCCGCCAATCCACTTCGGAGCAGGACCCCGATGTGGGAGTATTGCCCTCTCAAGTCGAGCGGGCAT